TTCGGCGGCCACTCCAAGCCCAGCCGCATGCAGGCTGCCATGCCCTCGCCCAGCTGGCGCGGCAGCAGACCTTTCAGCGCCAGCGCCCACGTCTCGCCGGCCACACTCAGCGGACCGTCCGCGCTGGCCGGCGCCAAGCCGTTGTCGCGCTTCCACTTGCCCGGGAACATCGCTTCCATCCGCTCCCACAGGTTCCACAGCGCATCCATGGCGCGCTGGCTCGGCTCACCGGACAACGGCGAACTGCCCGTCGATGACATCGGATTCCTGGTCGCCTCGTCCCGCTGCGCCTGCGCGGCCAGCGTCGCCACCGCCGTGACGGCGCTCGTACTCGGCTCGGAGCTGGGAGACTCCGGCGGCAGAACCCTGTGAATGATTTCCATGGACGTTGGCTCCTGGCTTCGGGATGACGGGCAGCGACAGGCCAGCGGCCATGGCGTCGCGGAGGGATTGGTTGATGTCGCCGCCGGCAGCAGCGATGGATTCCAGCGAGGGGCGTATCTGCAGCCAGCCCTGCACCGACAAAGTCCGGTTGCTGACGCGGCGATGGCGGACAAACTGGGCCATGACTTCGCGGTCGAGGCCGGCAGGCAGCGCCCCGAGCGGATCGATCTCGCGGGCGATGTCAGCCTCGGTCATGGCCGGCGCTTCGCACACACGCGGTGTGTGTTGCTCTTGGTTGCTTTTGGTTGCTCTTGGTTCGGGTGCAATAGCTGTTGCACCCTTAAGAGCGCTGTTTTGCACCCTTAACGACGCCGTTTTGCACCCTTTAGCCCCAGTTTTTGCACCCTTAGAAGGGGTTTTTAAGGGTGCAGAATCTGCACCCTTAACGGTTTGTTGGTCACCTCCACCCGCGCACTCGCCGGCTGATGCATCTACGTCGGAATTTAAGGGTGCAAAATCTGCACCCTTAATCCACGCCGGGTTGATCCTGTATTCGCGGGGACGCCCGGCGACACCTTGGCCCACAAGACGACCACCGGTACCGAAGTTCACCAGCACCAGCCAGCCACTCGCCTGCATGGCACGGAGCTGATACTGGATGGTGCGCTCGGACTGCCGCGTCTTGGCCGCCAGTCGGGCCACCGACGGGAAAATATGGGTTCCATCGTCGTGGGCGTGGTCGGCCAAGGCCAGCGCCAGGAGCATCTCGCCCCCGCCGGCGTGGTACCGGTCGAAGACCATGCCTGTCATTCGGGCGCTCATTGGTGCAGCCTCGCGGACGCGCTCCGCGCGCGGCCAGGCTCAAACGTTGTTGTGATCGTGTACTGCATGCCATGACTCCTGCTGCCGCTCGCTCCTACGGGGAGGACGGCGGGTCCGTATTGGTTTGCTTCTGGGCCGCTGCGGCGTCTTCATCGGCCTTTGCCAACTTGGCGAAGGCGCGGTGCTTCCTGATCTGGTCTTTCAGCGCGCGAATGCGTGTGATCTGCTTGGCGCGCAACGGCCCGCGCGGCATCAACTCTTCCTCAAGCGTCTCGACCGTCTTTTCCAGCTCGTCGGCCTTCCCGGTGAGGAATTCGGAGCGCTTCTGCACCCACAGGTTTGCGGGCTTGCCCTCCTCGCGCGCACGCCGGTCCAGTTCGTTGCGGAGCTGCTGGTCTGTGAACTCCGCCAACGGGCCGCCACCGCGGCGCACTGCCAGGCTGCTCATTGCCCGGCACCCGAGGCCAGCTCGGCGCGCTGTGCAAGATCCGCGGCATCGGCCTGAATGGAGGCGCACAAACGCCCGATCTCGCTCGATTCGTTCGGCGTGATCCTCCCGTCCTCCAGCGAGGTGGCCACGGCCTGCGCCAAATCGCCCTGGCGCTTCGATACCGCCAGAACTGCACCGATGACGGTGCCACTTGCTGCGCCTTCAACGCGCCGCAGCACATAGCCATGCTCGGCCGCCAGCGCATGCAGCATCCGGTCATCACCGGTTACACCCATGATCTCGCTGGCCTCAGTCCAGCCCAGGTGATGGGTGGTGTTGTTCGGATTGACCTTGTTGCGCAGGACAGCGCCAGACATGCCGATGCGAATACCCAGCGCCTCCGCCCCGCCCGGGTATTCCTTCACGGTCTTGTGGGCTGCGTCGGTGATGTTCATTGCTGGGCTCCGTGAACGTGGTTTGCGACAAAGGCGCGGCGCACGATGGGCGCCATGAAAGGAATCGAACTCATCTCAATGGACCCTCTGGGCCGGAAGGCGGGAGCCGCCCTCCTTGCGGTAGGCTGCTGTTTCCACACGAACAGCCCGCAAGGAGGGCGACATGGAGCTGACCGAACAGGACACGCCGGAGCTGGAGCTGGTCACGGGCTGGGCCATCGATATCGTTCCGATGTTGGGAGCGTCGGTCTTCACCTTTCGCTCCATTCGACTAGAGGCGGAAGGCGAGAAAACGGGACCCGAACGAGACCTCGTTCCAATGACGCTAACGCTGGAGCAATTGGAGCTTTTAGAGAGAGAGTTGCCGAAGCTGCGCGCGGCAATGGTGCAAGCCGGCATTCGAAAAAGCGGAGCACCGGCAGGCGGCCCCCGGAAGAACTGAACTTCGCTGCGATGGGGTGCGCCCCTAACGTCATCTCAAGCCACCTCAACCGAAACGATGCGGTCGTCGTCCGGATCTGCCGGCGGAGCTTGGGCAAGGGCCTGCGGCTGGTGGCCGAGCAGGCGCAGAACTTCGGGCACGGCCGGCAGCGCGCGCTCCTCCTCCCAGCTTGCGACCTGCTCCAGAGGCAGCTGCAAGACGATGGCCAGCTGCTTGTCCGTAGCCAGGCCAAGCCGGGCGCGCAGCGCGCGCTTGCTCATGCGGATATCGATCTGGACGGCGACCTGCTCCACCTGTGCCCGCCGAGTTTCCGTACCGGAAACCGAGCAGCGAGTGGCGTGAAGCCGAAGGAGCGCGAGGGCGCTAGCTGCACGAGGGGACTGAGATCGACCTGAAGCCAGATCTCCAACCGTCGATCCAGCCGAACCAATCGCTTCGCCGATCTGGACATAGGTCATGCCAGCGGATTGAAGCTCCCCAATGATGCTTGCCCAGGATTTGTCCATGTCCGCCACGTTACGGTATTCCGTAGTAAGCAGTCAACGGCATTCCGTTACGGAGTTCCGTTCAAATGTGAACATGAACAACATTGGCACCCGGATCAGAAGCGAGCGCGAAGCACAGGGGGTTTCCCGTGCCGAGCTTGCGCGATTCGCCGGAATCGCAGCGACCACCCTTTCGGATCTTGAGTTGGGCTTATCCAAATCCACGACGGCTCTTCACAAGATCGCCGCGAGACTTGGCCTACGACCAGAGTGGATCGAGACCGGCAAGGGAGTGAAAGAAGCCGTCAGCGCTACGACTGCTGGTGATTCGGACTACACCGACGTTGTCGGCTACGCCCAGGCGGTCGGCCTAGGTGCCGGCGGCTCCGAGGCGGTCGAGTACGCCGAGACTCACAGCCTGAAATTCAAGAAGACCAGCCTCCGCCGCCGCGGCATCCTCGGCAGCGCTGAGAACAAGACCCTGCACGTCTACTACGGCAAGGGTGACTCCATGGAGCCGGCGATCAAGGATGGCAACGCCATCCTCTTCGACTCCAGCGACACCCGTGTTGTGGACGGCGCCCTCTACGTCATCCAGGTCAACGGCTCGGCTAACCCCGAGTACTACGTCAAGCGCGCCATGGTGCTGGACTCCAGCATCTACTTCGCTAGTGACAACCCTGCCGGCGACCACAACTGGAAGAAACCAAAGGCAATGGACTCAAAGAAGCACCCGATCACGGTCATTGGTCGCGTCCACTGGATCGGCGGCTGGGCTGACTAATAGCCGGCAATGGAGATGCCTACATGGCGGTAGACGCTGCTCGATACGCGATGATTCAGAATCTCATCGCTGCGCCAAAGGTTTGGACGGCAACAAGCGACATGCGTGATTTGTGGACGCAAGCCAACCAGCGCAAGTTCCCTAAGCCATTCTTTTTTAAGGTCGCGCCGGAGCTGAATGGCATGACGGTTGAGGGGATATTCATTGAGGCACGCTATAAGCAATCCCACGTGCCTGGAAACCGGGATAGCTTGAACTTCAGCCTGGTGATTGATGGCACCCGGGCACTTGGCTTGGACGACAATGGGCCTTCCAAGCACTTCAATACGGTTGGCGCGGGACTTCCGTTTTATCGCCAGACCGCAGATCATCCCCACTTCAATTTCTCAGTATCTGATTCGCTGACTGGTTACGCTGAGCCCATTGCTGAGGCTCCCCAAGAGGCCCTATGGTCTGCATTCCTCAGCAGGGCGAACATCCTCCAGGCCCCAACATTCATGCTGCCCATCGGGCAGACCGAGTTCCTGATATGAGCTACGAAAGCCTCGCACATGCCATCGGCGGCAGCTTTCATCGGCTGTCGACCACCAGCGGCTACATCAGCTCGCCACTTGTCATGCCGGAAGATGGAACGGTTATCGGCGCCTATGTGGTCGATGCGCCCAATCATCGCATCAGGATTACGGATGACGCCGACGTGCTGTACCGAGCATCACTGAATGGGATGACCCACTCAGCTTCGCGTGTTCGCCAGGTGCAGGCGATAGCCGAGGGCTTGGGCCTGTCACTTTCAAACGATGGCGAGATCCACGTCACTTGCACGGAAGCGGACGCACCATACTTCCTAGCCAGGTTTTTGGAGGCAGCGGATCGCATTGCGTTCTTGTGCCTTGGCTACAGGCCAAAGGCGACCACACGGTTTGAACGAAAAGTTGGCGAAGTGCTGCAGGCAGTTTTCCAAGACCATTTGGTTCGCGCTGCAACCCTAACCGGCGCAAGCGGACATGTGCTGCGCTTTCCGTTCATGCTCAACGGAAGCCGTGAACGAAGGACTGTGATCCAACCCATTGCGGCAAAAGATGGTCGCGTTGACTGGACCAACGTCTACCAAGCTCTCGGTAAATTCATCGATCTGAAAAGCAATCCTCTAGCCAACCTGCAACGTATTGCTGTTTTGGAAGGGATAGACGATGAAAACGTCGAACAGGCAAAAGTCGCCCTATCAGATGCTTCGTCTGTGATCGTCTATCGGGACAAGGCACAGTTCATCGAAACCATGCGACAAGCCGCCTAGCCCCTAGCCCAACCCCGCTCCGGCGGGGTTTTTCTTTGCCGGAAAGCCGAAGCTGAATTTGTTCAACTAATTGAAGTTCAGATTTACGGTATTCCGTTGACAGAGAGTAACGGCATTCCGTAGATTGTTCTCCGTGCCCCGCGACACACCCATTCCGGGTTGGGGCTGGAGATCAGGTTCATGGCAACCGCTCGCACCTTCCTCGCCGCTCTTTTCTTCGCCCTGGGCGGCTGCGCCGCCACCGGCCATCCCGAGCCTTCGCCGGCCGCTGAGGTCAACACCGATGGCGAACTGACCATCCCGGCAGACCTGGTCATCACCAGCCCACGTATCTGCGCCGCACTGGCCGTGTACGTGCTGGCCGATCACGACGACTGGGGACTGCGCGGAACCATCGCGGCAACAGCTCTCAATGGCTTCCACGTTGCCGACCGCGTGCCCAACTGCGCCGCCGGCGTGGCTGTCGCGCTGACTGCAGAGTTCTCCCCCCGCCGCTGGCAAGACGCGCTTGACGCAGTCGATGCCGTCGCCAGCGGCTCCTACCCCGTTCCAGACGCATGCGCCCGGGCAACTGCGGTTGTCCCCCTCTCTGCGGTCAATGCCGACTCCCCCTCGGCGGCCCGGGCGCACTGCGTCATCTATGACCTGGCTTTCGTGCAGGCAGCGCCATGAAGGGCTTTCTGGAAGAACTCGGCGCGCTCCTGCTCATCGCGGCCGGTGCCGCCCTAATCCTCGGCGCGCTCGTAGCGCTGCTGGCCTACGACGTTTAATCGGAGAAGCCGATGCAACGCATGATCACCGAACAGGTGCCCATCATCCCCTGCAGCAAAGGTCACGCCGCGCGACACATGGTCGATCTACGCCGGCCTTCTGCCGGTGGTGGCCACAGCGAGGAGTGCGCATGCACTAGTACCGCGAGGCATCTCACTTTCGAAGAAGCACACGCAGAGTGGCGCCTCGTACATGGACAGCGCGCGCCAAAACCCCGAGCACCGGCGAAGCGTGCCGTATTCCCGCCGGAGCTCGCCCAGCTGCAGCTGAGTTTGTGAGGCATCCATGACCGACCAAGCCCAATGCGATGAACTGCTCGCAGCGCTCAGCAAGCGCCCAATGACCGCCACCGAGATCTTCATGGAGCTGGGCATCGCCCGGGCCAGCGCGCGCATCTACGACCTCCGCCAGCAGGGGCACCCGATCCACTCCACGGAGATCGTGGTCAACAACCGCAAGGGAAAGCCTTGCCGGGTCGCCCGCTACAGCGTCACCACCGATCAGATGCTTCTCATCCCCCAGTTGCCGGGCCGCGCCCGGTACTCGCATCGCCCAGGCAAGAAGGAAGCCAATCAATGAACGAACAGTCTCCGGCTCGCTGCACCTGCCCCACTGGTGACGGCTCCCTCGAACACCCCTGCCCTGCCCACTTGACCGAGTGCGCCCCGGGTGCGATCAACCTGATTGATGCTCTGCTGGAGAATCCGGCCATCCCAATGGCTGCCAAGGCCAGATTGCGCAACATTCGCGGCACGGTTGTGGCAATGCAAGAGCGGTCGCCCAAGGATCACGGCTTCGATTTTGTTGCGCATCTGGAGCGGCAGAAGCGCTTCTCGGCTCACACCTTCGGCCCGGGCACTCGCGCGCGTGGAATCGTTGACCATATCCGCAAAGAACTGCTGGAGGTTGAGGCCGACCCCGGCGATCTCTGCGAATGGGTGGATGTAGCCATCTTGGCGCTTGATGGCGCGTGGCGAAGTGGCGCCACTCCACAGGAGATTGCCGCAGCCATCGTGACGAAGCAGACCAAGAACGAAAGCAGGGTCTGGCCGCATTGGTCAACCATGCCAGCTGACAAAGCCATCGAGCATGACCGCAGCGGCGAGAAGCCGCGCAGCACCCCCACAGCCCGGGGGATCGACCCAGTCGACCCTTGGCGCGGCCTGTACGCCCCGGAGCTGATGCCCAAGCTGGATGGCGTCAATGACTGGATCGCGGCCCACCCGGATCTGCCGCAGTGGCCCGACGATGAAGAACGGGGCATCGACAATCTGATCAAGGCGCAGGGCTTCGCCTATGCCGTAGTCGGCGATGAATACCCGGACGAAGACGAAGCGGTCGAGCTGGACCCCTGCGCATGGCTGGCCAACTGGAAGCCCGAGCCGCCGGCAGGCGAGCACTGGCGCCTTGTGATGGTCCAAGACACCGAGGACGGCCCGGCCGCCGTGTTCGTGCGTCCGCTCGCCCTGATCGACGCAGCCCCCGTCGCCGCAGCGCCTGTTCTCGATCCCGGTTTGTATAGCTGGCTGCAAGAGCGCGGCATCGTCCCGGACAGCCACGACGGTCAGATAGACATGACCGAGGTTGTCGAAGCGCTCAACGAGCATGAGCGGCAGTTGATTGCCAGCACCCCCGCAGCGCCGGGGAACGACCTGGGGCAGTTCCGCAAGGCGTTGCATGTGTATCGGCACCGCATGTCGCACGTTTGCAACGTTGATGGCGTGAAGGAGGCCGACCGCCTGCTAGCCCTGATCGACGCCAACCCCAAGGGCGGCAGCACTGATGCGAAGGACGCAGCGCGGTATCGGTGGTTGAAGGCCGAGCGCATCCAGCTTTGGCGCGACACCCTTACGGGTGCGCCAGTGTCATGCAGCTTCGACTTTGACGAGCCGGGCCACGATGTTGATGCAGCTATCGACGCAGCAATGCAGGCCACCAGCGCCGAGGTGGGGGCGTGAGCGGCGTGATCCATGGCGAGGGGCCGACCGCAGGCGGCGATTACACAATGTGCGGCCTTGCGCTTGATGCGTATGAGTCTGGCGACGAGTCGGAACCGGTGGTAATGGCTGCCCCCGGTGAGCTGATCACCTGCAAAGGTTGCCGGGCGGTGATCGCCTACTTCAAGGACTTCAAGGGCTATCGGGAGCGGCCCACCAGCCACGGCGCGGGGGTGTCGGATGCGTAACCCGCGCCCCTCACGCAAATCCAACTTAGTTGTCGATCTGCTGGGTAGCGAACCGAAGCCCAGCGTCCAATGCTTCTTTCATGGTGGGGAAGCTGTTTCGAACAGGCCTCTCAAAAGCCGGCAAGTCACTGATTTCCACCACATGGACGAACGCCTCGCCGCCTTCCGCCTGCCAGGCCTCCACATAGATGTCCTTCCCGTAGTACGAGGTGACAAGGGTGTCGCGCTTTATCTCAGGGGCCATTTCGAGTTCCTTTTCGGGGCGAATCGGCATTCTGCCACGGGTGCAAGAAAACCTCTCGCCTCCCGCTCGCAGGGGGTGAAGTGATGGCCCGGTACTTCATCAATGACGCCGAGGTGTCACGCGATGAGGCGTTTTATGCGTGGCGATTCTCAGATACGTACCACCGCGCTCGCTTCCGTCATGTGATTTGGGACAACGCGCATCACGGCCAGACCGGCGCACTGAATCATCTGCGCGAGGCAGGTATCAGGATAGAGGCGGACGGCCCGCAGGAGCCACGCGATGCATAAGACCTGCATCCACTGCGCCCGCTCCCTGCCGCTGCAGCAGTTCAACCGCGCGGGGAAGCAAGGCCGGTCAGGCGTGTGCGTGCCGTGCACCAACGACATGCGCAGGCTGCGTGCGCCGCTGCCCGAGCAGGTACGTGATCCCGAGCAAGTCGCCCTCAACAACCGCGTGTGCCTGTGGTTCGGGCCTGTGCGGCCGCAGCCGAGGTATGCGGTATGAATGACGACGACACCATTGATACCGGCGATGCTTGGGCCATCGCGGAAGGCATCGTCTCTCGTCGCCTGACGCGGGGATGGTCTCGCCAGGCGATC